TAGGAAATACTAATATAAATATCATAGAAGGTTCTGCAACAAGTGTAGATGCAACTGACGAAGGAATGGGTGTTTATAATTTTTATAGAAACTCTGTTGATAGCGCAGCAGCAGCTGCCGCATCGCCTCAAGCAACCACTACTCCAGTAACTAATATCTATGGTATTACAGATATTTTAAATGTTACATACAGACAAAATTATAATACCACTTCTCAATCAGATACCGGTTTAACTAAAGTTGCAAGAGACGCTTATGCTGCAACAGCAAATAAAGCATCGCTTGGAACACCTTCACAATATTGGATTCAAAGATTAGTAGATCGAGTTAGTATTACTCTTTATCCATTACCTAATTCAACAGCAGCATCTAATTATATAAATATTTATTATGTAAAAAGAATTCAGGATGTTGGAACATTTACAAATGCAACTGACACTCCTTATAGATTTATTCCACCCATGGTGTCAGGACTTGCATATTATTTATCAATGAAGTTTGCGCCACAAAGAACACAAGAAATGAAATTATTATACGAAGATGAATTTGCGAGAGCATTAGCAGAAGACGGTTCTCCAGCGAGTACTTATATAACCCCTAAAATTTATTATCCAAACATATGACATTATTAACTAAAGGAATGGGTATTATAAAAAAAATTTTAACCAAAGATCAAAAAAAGTTGAAAAAAATATTAGATAAAAAAAAGGTAAAAGATTTAGATTGGGGAGACGTAAAAAAATCCTATAAAATATTTACAGGAAAACCTAAATAATGGCTAGATTTTCAAAAGGTAGAAGAGCACTTGCAATATCAGACAGGTCTGGTGTAGCATTTCCATATAGAGAAATGGTACAGGAATGGACCGGTGCATGGGTGCATACTTCTGAATTTGAAGTTAAACAACCTCAATTAGAACCTCATCCAGTAGGAGCTGATCCTCAAGGTTTGCAACATGCAAGACCTTCAAGAACTGCTCCAGATGTCCCACAGTTAATGCCATTTAATCCTTTTACAACTTACGGTGCAGGATCTGCTTATATAAATGTTAATGTACCGAATCATGGTTTAACTAATGGAGACACTTATCGTTTTAGAGGAATGCCAAGTACAGCAGGAGCCTATGCGAATCCAGAAAGTTGGGATGGAATTACTGGAGCTAAAATTGCTTTAGCTGCAGGTTACGCTATTACTACAGGAAAATATGTGGCAGGTGCAAGAGATACAGATTTTACAACTGACTGGTTTTATTTTGTTGTAAATACTGATACAGCTACAACAGGTGGAATAGAAGGAGGTGGTTATCCAGTGTCCGTTGGACCGGTAACCATAGAAGCATAATGGCAGGATATACACTTTCAGCATTAGAAGCTGATATTAGAAGTTATACTGAAGTAGACAGTACTGTTTTTAGTGGTGCTGTTCTAGGTAGATTTATAGAAAATGCAGAACATAGAATCAATCTTGATATTCCGATGGACTCAGATAGACAAGAGTGGGAAGGAACAGTTGCTACAGATGTTAATACCGTTAGAGTTCCAGCAGGTTTTCAATTTGTAAGAGGTGTTGAAATTTTCAATACTTCTAATTCTACTGAAAAAGGCACATGGTTACAAAAACGTGATCAAACTTTTTTAAGTGAGTATGTGGGAGAATTAACTGGGCCTAAAGGCTCTACAACTTCAGGAGCTGATGTTACAGGGAAACCTAAATATTATGCTATGTTTGGAGGAGCAACAGGATTAACAGACACTACTTCTGGATCTATTTTAATGGCTCCTACTCCAGACGCCAATTATGTTATTAAAATATACGGAAATGCAATACCAACAGGATTAGGGACTAATACTTCTGGGACTTATGTAAGTAGGTACTTCCCACAAGGGCTATTATATGCCTGTTTAGGAGAAGCTTTTGGATTTTTAAAAGGTCCAGCAGATATGTTGACATTATACGAGGGAAAGTATAAACAAGAACTACAAAAGTTTGCATCAATGCAAATTGGAAGACGAAGACGAGACGATTACACGGATGGTACAATAAGAATACCAATCGAGTCACCGCCTCAATAATTAGGAGAAAATTTATGGCAATAACATCAGCAATTTGTAATAGCTTCAAAACAGAAATTTTAACTGCTGTTCATGACTTTACTGCATCAACTGGAAATACTTTTAATCTAGCTTTATATACAAGTTCAGCAACTATTAATAAATCAACAACTGCATATAGTGCCACTAACGAAATTTCTAATACATCTGGAAGTGCTTATTCTGCTAAAGGAAATGCTTTAACGAGTGTAACTCCAGTTTTAGATTCAGATACAGCGGTTTGTGATTTTTCAAATACGAGTTGGACTACTGCTACTTTCACAGCTAATGGATGTATGATTTTTAATGATTCAGCAAGTGGAGATCCAGCTGTTTGTACAATCGCATTCGGTGGAGATAAAACAGTTACTAGTGGAACTTTCACAATTGAATTTCCAGCAGCAGCTGCGGCAACAGCTATTATAGCAATAGCATAAGGAGTTCTTCCTTATGGCGAATACTTGGAATAAAGCCGGTACAACCTGGGGTTATAACTCTTGGCAATCTGATACTGTTACAATTTCTACTACAGGAGAATCATTAACAACCGCTCTTGGAACTGCAGTCGCTTATCCTGAACAAGGATGGGGAAGTGATACATGGGGAACAGAGAACTGGGGAGAAAATGCTCTCACTCTAACTTTAACCGGACAATCTTTAACAACAGCTTTAGGTGATTTATCTTATGCAGGGGCTACTGATGGTTGGGGCCGTGATGCGTGGGGCGATAATAACTGGGGTGAAAACGCAACCACTGTTTCTTTAACCGGAGTTTCTGCAACAGCTTCTTTGCCAAATGTAACGTGGGGATATCAAACTTGGGGTGAAGATGGATATGGTGGAATATTTTATTTAAATCCTGCAGATGTAATGGGATTAACTGGGGTTTCAGCAACAGGAACCGTAGGATCTCCAACGGCAAGAGGAGACTATACTGAATCATTAACAGGTCAAGCAATGGCATCTGCAGTAGGTTCAATTATTGTTGGAGAAGGAGTTCCTTTAACCGGACTTTCAGCAACAGCAACTGTAGGATCTCCAGTCGCTAGAGGAGATTATACAGAATCATTAACAGGACTTTCAGCAGAGAGTGCTGTAGGTGCTCCAAACATTACATCTAATCCAACAGTTCAGCCTACAGGACTTTCAGCAACTTCTGCTGTTGGAGCAATTACACCACCAGCTCAAAAAATGGGTTTAACTGGAGTTTCGGCAACTGCATCAGTAGGAGCTATTGCACCAGCTGACGTAATGGGATTGACTGGAGTGTCAGCAACTGTTACACTTTCTCCTAGTGGCGTAGCACCTATAGGATGGGGACGTGTTACAGCTGAACAAACTGGTAATTATAGTCAAGTAACGGCTACTCAAACTGGTAACTGGACTAGAAATACTAAGTAATCCATGTTGACAATATGAATAAAACAAAATATAAAAACGAACTAAGTATCAATTAGGAGAAAAATTATGGCATCAACTTATACCCCTCTCGGCGTAGAATTAATGGCCACTGGCGAAAACGCTGGTACATGGGGAACAAAAACTAATGTAAATTTACAAATCGGTGAACAATATGCGGGTGGTTATGTAGAGCAATCTATAGCATCAACGCCTACTACATTAGCTGTTTCTGATGGATCAACAGGAGCGACTCTTGCACACAGAATTATAAAATTCACAGGATCAATCGGTGAAAACACTACAGTAACAATTCCTCTAGATGTTCAAACTTTTTATATTATAACAAATGGCTCATCAGGTGCTTACACTGTTAATTTTAAATATGTTTCAGGTTCTGGTTCCAGTATTACATGGGGAACTACTGATAAAGGAACTAAAATTGTTTATGCAGCTGCGGATGATGCAACGAATCCAAATATTGTTGACGTTGGAATGGGTACTGTAACTCTTACAGGAACAGAAACTTTAACAAACAAAACTTTAACAAGTCCTAAAATTGGTACTTCTATTTTAGATACCAATGGACTTGAATTAGCTCTTATAACAGCTACAGGATCTGCGGTAAATGAATTTACAATAGCTAATGCAGCATCAGGTGCTGGACCTACTTTATCTTCAACAGGTGATGAAGCTAATGTTGATATAAATTTAAATCCCAAAGGATCTGGTGTTCTTAAATCAGGAACAGCAGCAGTCAAAGTTGCAGGCACAGAAACTATGTGGATACCTGCAAATGCATTTTATCTTCCTACAACTAATCCCGCTGACGCGGCATCGGTTGAAACAACAGCAACTAGACCTGAATTAAAGGTTTTAGATTTTGATGCGAGTACGGCACAATATGCACAGTTTGCTATTGCAATGCCAAAATCATGGAATTTAGGAACAGTAACCTATCAAGTTTTTTGGAGTCCAAGCACTACGAATACAGATAACTGTATTTTTGGTCTTCAAGGTGTTAGCGTTAGTGAAGGCGACACAGCCGATGTAGCTTTTGGAACAGCTGTAGAAGTCACAGACGCTGGAATCGGAACTGTAGAAGATGTGCAAATGACTGCAGTTAGTTCTGCAATGACAATTGCCGGCTCTCCAGCTGACGATGATCAAACGTTTTTTCAACTTTACAGAGATGCAGCCGACGGTAGCGATACCTTTACAGGTGAAGCAAGAGTATTAGGAATTAAATTATTCTATACTACTGACGCTGCTAACGACGCATAGGAGAAATAGAATATGTCTTTTGGCTATCAAGTTTTAGGATTTGGAGGTGGTGGAGCTGTAAAAGTATTAATTGAAGCTACTGGCGGTACAATCGAAGAAATTGGTGATTACAGAGTTCACACTTTTACATCTACTGATTCTTTTGTAGTTGATTCTATTGACGCTAGTTTACCCGCACCCGCAAAAGCAGTAGATTATGTTGTCGTTGCTGGCGGGGGAGCTGGAGGATATTCATGGGGTGCAGGCGCTGGAGCTGGAGGTTTTAGAGAATCACATGTTGACGCAATTTCTGGTACGTACACTGCAAGTCCTCTAGCTAGTGCAACTTCAATTCCAATTACAGAAACAAGTTACCCAATAACAGTTGGCGCGGGAGGCGGTCAAACCAACAGCCCACCTGCTTGCGGCTGTGCAGGTGAACCAGGAAGCGTATCTACTTTTTCTACTATCTCATCCTCAGGCGGAGGAGGCGGTGGAGGCCGATCGTCAACTTCTGGAAAACCAGGAGGATCCGGCGGTGGCGGAGGAGGAGAACCTGGTTCTTCATCTGCTGGAAGCGGAAACGCTGGAAGTTATAC